TGCTTGATCCTTATGCATGGCAACTGCCTTGTCTAATTCTTTAGCAATTTTCTTTACATTTTTAGGAATTTCTTTACCTTCACCATAGGTTTCGCAAGGATTTTTCCCACAACCGCAATTATCCTTTGCCTCTACCACATCACCTTGTGGTTCGTATGATTGATTCAATTGCTGAAGAAGTTTATTCTTCTGATCGGTTGCTTGTTTTATTTTATTAAGATTAGTGCCAGGTGTTTCAATGGACTTCTTCATCTGGTTTCTTGCCTTCATACCCTGAGAAAGTTTCCATGCAGCAAGACCAGCAGCAGTCAACGCTGCACCAGTAGTGAATACACCCTCTTGTTGCACTGATTCCCAATGAGATGGGTCACCACCTTGACTCCTTATCTTATCTAAATGCTGTTTTTTTGTAGGATAATCCTTCATGACAGGTCTATTCCAAACCTCTTTTGCTTTATTGACTATCTTCTTACCAATCTTCTTCAAATCTAATTCATGTATGTACTCATCAGTAAATTTTACTCGTCTGGATACTGGTGTAGTTCCACCTGATACATTATTAACTCCCTTTGTTACTCTTGCATTACCCTTTTTCTTTGACCCACTCTTGAAGTCTCTATGAGTTTTGTTAAATTCTCTAGTAGACATGGTATGATACGCTTCCCCTTCTTCCTTTACAGGTTTCACTCTAGTCTTACCAAGAATATATTTTGGATCATTCTTCATTGCTTTTTGTGCATCTGCCTCATCATTTTTATTGACATGATAAGTTGTCTTACCACCTTTCTTAGTGGTCTTATAATTTATCTTCGCTTTCTTTAGTTCTGCAGCTTCTTTTACAGTCTTCTTTCTTCTATTAATTTCCTTCTCTATTCTTTTCTTCATGAAAGAGTTAGCAGGACTCTGATCCATACTACTAAACTTCTTATGAGCAGCAGCGAGTTTCTCATCACTCTGCCTCCTCATTTTAGCGTCTTCACTTACAGATTCCTTTTTCATTTTCTTTTCAGGTAGTCCTTTATGTTTGGTTGATGCAAACTTCTTTGCATCTTTCATCTTTATGCTGGCAGCAGTTCTGGCAACCTCAGGTGAGGTAGTTTTCGCCTCACCTTTTTGAGCCGCTCTAACCATCCCGAAGAATCTTTGTTGCTTTCGGGAGACTGCTTTTTCATTTAGCATTGAACAATTTGAGTGCTTCGTCCTCTACCTTATCAAGCATGGTATAAGACTCAATGTCCAATGTCTTTGGATAATTTTTATCACCAGGTTTTCTCTTTGCCTTTCCTGCCTTACGTCTAGCATGGATATTATCCCAGAGACCCTTCTTCTCTGCAATAGTCTCTTCCTTTTCACATTTAGGAACAACCTTTCCATTCTTCATTTGTGTCCCTGCTCTCTTATAACCTTTCCAACACTGAGTAGTCCCTACATTCTTACTTGCTTGAGACATCTTCTCTAGTAATCTATCTCTTGCCTCAGTCTTCATCTCAGGATTGATTTCGACCTTGTTCTTTATACCAGTTGTTTTAATGTCTAACTTTTCTCCCTTTACTGCTTCCTCTACAGAACTAGGTGTTCCCTCTGCCTCATTTTCATGCTCAAGGACATTACCATCTTCATCCTTTTGATGATGCTCAACTATTTCAAACCCTAAGTCTGCTCTCCAGTCTTCTTTCTTCAACTTCGCTCTCTTTGCCTTAGTCTTAGCGATGATTCTATCTCTTGCTTCAGATGCTGCCTTGTTAGGACCATCATATGCCATAGCACCTTTAGCAGTTCTTGGTGGTTTTTTCTCTTCTTTCTGACCAAGCTTTACTTTACCATCCCCTTTGTAAAGTCCATATGCTTTACCCTCAGTGCGAGTGTCCTGACCATCAGGTTTGCCACCTTTCTTCTTCTGTATAGCATTATGAACTACACCAGCATGTTCTTTAGAACCACTCTCAATCTTACCATCACCATCATAATCTTTCTTTGCTTTCTTCTCTTGCAAATAAGGTGATCTTAGATCATCGTAAACTTGTGTAAAGGGATTACTCATTTCTTTCCTAAGTCTTATCGTATTATTTATCAAAAATCAAGTGGCAGGAATAGTTTGTCTACTTCTTTTGCCTCTGATATCCACGCTCTGAAAATTTCTTTATTCTCATCAACACAAATTAGATGGTTAGCACCACGTCTAAAAATCTGTCCAACTCTACTGTGTGACTCAATCATAGAACCATTTTTGAATATGTCTCCTGCTAAGTATTGTTCTCTTATAGTACGTTCGTCTACAGGTATGACGTTCATCATAATATAATTGTAGAGTTGACCGTTTGCTTTCAATGCTAGCTCTGAGATTTCTTTGGCTCTGGACTGTCGTACAACGATATTAATTGCGTCAAATCCATTTTCATAGAGTGATTGTAAGACGTCATAGATTGTTTCTGCGTTTGCATCGTCAACGATGGACTCGCTAATCTTAGGATATGCATTTTTTAGTTCCTCAATTTCAGTGTCTCTACTTGGGAATATGTAGAAGTATTCGCCACCTGATACTTCCTCTACTGTAGCAAGTATATTGTCGGTGACATCATCTTTGTCAAATTTATCGAACGCAATCGTGAGTGGGTTCTCTCTACTGACATTCTGTAGTGCTGCCTTTGCCTGTCCATTGGCAGAGTTTGGATTAGGTTGTGCTGTTTGTACTGACCTTGCTGCAACTTTACTTGCAAGCGTAGGTCCGTCATCACCAGAACCACGTTTAGCAACTGTTGCTGCTGCACTGGATCCAGCAGTTCCCATCTCATCATCACCACTGCCTTGACCACTAAACATTTTAAGTTCACCCTTGACAGTCTTTGCCTTCAGGTTTCCTTGTCTGTCATACCAGTCTCCATGACCATCACCAACAAGACCCAAACGCTTCGCTTCTTGCGATGCCTTAGTGGTTCTTGCTTCGGTTATGAATTGTGTGAACTGTTTCACTTCAATTTTTCGTAGATTGATTTTTTGTTGGATTCAATATAATGCAGTCCAACATATTGCATTTGCTTATATTTATCTATGGCTCCAGTTATAGCATAGAAAAAGCGTTGGAAGTCTTCAACTTCCTTAACCATGATTTGCTTTCGATGAGACTTCTGTGTCTTATAGACTTCGATTAACTCATCAATCAATTGATTCAATTCGGACGACTGCTTCATTTAATTTAATACCCTCCTTAGTTATTCCTCGACCTTTGGGTCGAATATCTACATGAGTCTTTGATGTGACCTCTTTTACAAGTGTAGCATCTATCCTACGTAGATACTTATCAGTCAATATAAAGTTAGCAGTCTTGTCATTGTTGGCACCAAATGCAATCCTACCTGTCAATGCCTCCCTGACTAACTCCTCCTTGAATGTTTGATATACTTTTGACCCCTGTGGCAGTTTTCTTGATCCTAAGATATCTTGCAGTCTTTCATTTATACCACCCTCCTTTTTTGCTTCTCTCATAAGTCTATCCATTATAGGCTTCTCTTGTCTTTTAGGTCCTTGAAATATTTCTGATAGTTCTGAAAGGACTGAGGCTACTCTCTTTACTTCTAATCCACCAAGACCACCACTAAAAGATACTTTTGTTAGCACACCAGTCATCACCTTTATAGAACTCTCTATACCAGCAGAAGATAATTGAAATCTACCACCATATTTTAGAGAGCATCTATGTTTGACACCACTTTTTCTGAATATGATATCTGTTTTTGGTTCGGGTCTTTGTCCACCCATCAATATAAAAGAATCATAGAATATATCATTACCTAAAATAGTATTTCTACTCCCACCTATCCTATCTACCATTTTATCTGCTGCATTTTGAATAGCAGACTCTATGGGTTGACCATTGAAATAGTTCAGCATGGATTGCTTAGTAAGACTAGGTTCTCTTATCCTACTATAAGCAGATTTCATTACAGCAAATTCAAATTGTTTACCTCTGTCTATCATTAGTACATTGCTCTTCTTTCTTCTTCGGTCAAACCCTCTACTTTTGGAGTATTTGATCCAAAGGTTCTCTTTATCACTTTTATATATTGTTTATTCAATTCAAGTCCAGTTACTTGATCTTCAAAATTGAATCCTCCTTGTACCCTACGTCTATTAGATGATGGGGTCTTTAGTTTATTATCCCTCCATTCCTTATCACCATTTTGTTCGTATATAAACTGCTTCAATGTCATTTTGTACTCAGGTATTTCTTGCCAACTGTTTATCTCGTCCTGATTTGTGACCGCCCACCTCTGAAAGTTAGGTGTATCGAAGAAGTGAAACGCATTACTGAGTGGTGGATAAGGTGCTATATTATATTGCTCATGACATCTAACCTGACAGTATTGATACTTGACCATGAATGCCCATGCCCAAGTCCATTGTTTTAGACTAACATCTTTCTTATTCAAAACACACATTACTGACTGATGTAGCATCTTTGTAATCCATTCAGGCATTACCTTACTGAAATGATCATTTCTAACTTCTTTTGGGTATAAAAATACTCTTGCTGAACCCATTATATTGTCTCCTATCTCACCTGTAACAAATATATTACCAGTATCTTTTGCATATGGAACCAAAGGAGTTCTAAGAGCAAATCTCTCGTTGACGTATCCATGATTGATAGCAGTTATGTTACTATATCTACCTGTCTCCAAAGCATCCCATCCTGTTGGACACTCCTGCTGTGCTGAAACATCGTAATGCACATTGATGGGTATGTCTGTTCTAGCAAAAGCATATAGAGCAACAGTGCTGTCAATACCACCAGACCACAATAGGTTTATCTTTCTACCCTTAGAATTATCATTGATGAGGTTGACAGAATCCTCACACACATTATCAAGTGACATGTCAGTGTGTAGATTAGTTGGTAGTGGTGATATTATTTTGTATTTGTGCTTGGTTTGAAGTTTACCTCTTCTACATATGCATCTATTACCAAAGTATAAGTTGAGTGCCTCTTCTTTATGATGAAAATTACCTGTATAATACGATCCCTTTGTTTTCCTGATGTTTTTCATCTTCCTAGGCATATATTCAGTGCTCCATTTATAATCATAAGGAGGTTCAAGACTACCATCTTCAGACCATGAATGATTGTTACGGTCTGGATGCATAGACTCTAATATATTTTCATCTATTTCTTTGTATCCCACTACATATTACCTCCAAAGACAGCTTTTTGAAGTGCAAACCACTCCTCATTATCATGCAAACCGTCAAGATCATTGTCATATAATCTCTTTCTGTTAGATGATGGGAACTTTAGTTTGTTATCTCTATAATATTCATCACCATTCTGTTCGTATATCCATTGTTTGAGTGGCATCTTATACTCTTTTGGTTTTTTCCAAGAACTATTCTCATCTTGATTAGTGTGTCCATATCTATTCCAGTTAGGTGTATCAAAGAAGTGGAAGCAATTATTATATGGAGCATAAGATGCTACAGCACCATAGTATCTGACGCTACGGACTACTGCTGTCTGATATTTGAACATATAACTTCCTGCCCACATCCATTGCTTTAGACTAACACCCTTTTTGTTCAAGGCATAGTGCATAGTATCATAAGTCAGTTCATCTATTCTCTCAGGTATGCTCTCCCTATAATCTCTATCCCATTTGTCTAATGGAAAAGCAAATATCTTACCTGTGCCAAATATTTGATCACCAACCTCACCTGTCACAAATATATTGTCCTCATTTATAAAAGGTTGTATACCTTTTCTTATACTCATCCCCGCTTCATAGGGGTGACAGTCTTGAGCATTATCGTGATGGTGCATGATAACATTCATATTACTATAATCTTCTAGTTTACTGTATATGAATGGTGCTTCCTTCTTTACCTGAGGATCACAATGTACATTTATGGTAAGACCTGTGTTGTGTAAGGCATAAAATACAGTGGTGCTATCAATACCACCAGACCACAAGAGATTTATCGCTCTACCGTCAGCATATTTGACACATAGATCTGCTGCATCTCTACAACAATCATCTACAGTCATATCAGTATGAAAATTATTGTCTACAAAATCTGGTAGTGGTGATATAACTGTGTACTTTCTTTTTGTTGGTAATAATCCTGCTCTACATATACATCTCAATCCCATCCATTTGTTCAACTCATTCTCTTCCTTGAGAAAGAACATCTGATATCTAGGAGTATCAAAATACCTTGCACTAGACATATATTGAGATGGCCACTCAAGAAATTGCATTATAATATGATCCCATGTAGTATATAGACACAAAAAAAGGGAGTCCGAAGACTCCCCACAATTCCATGCACTGTGGAATTACTTTGTTTCTTTTATAGAATCCACAAGTCCCTCTGGGAACAAGTGTGCATACTTGTCATAGATGTATGCTGTCTTTTCTTTGAATCTAGACTTCTCTTCGTCGCTCATAGTGACAACGTTGATGTTCTCATCTTTACATGCAGACTTGACTAAGTCAATGTCTTCAACAGACCAAACTCTTTCTGCTCTAGCAGCATCGAATGATGCGTCTTGGATCTTCGCTTGAAGATCTGCGTCTAGACCATTCCAGAATTCTTCACTTACAATGATTGATGTAAGGAATAGACTGTGAGATGTGTCGTTGATTGTATTCATACACTCATTCTGCTTCAATCCAAAGAAGCGAGGGTATGTTGACTCTCCACCAACGATAATTCCAGACTGAACTCCTTCGTTGATTTGCTCTAATTCGATTGGAACTGTCTTAGCACCAACGCATTCTAGAGTTTCAATAGCGATAGGAGATTTGTTACAACGTAACTCAAGTCCTTCAAAGTCTTCGATCTTATGTATTTCTGCGTTTGCAGGGATGTTTCTGTATCCACCTGAGTATGTAAACGCTAAGCCTTTTACTCCGCCCTTTTCACCTTTAGCAGGATCTGCTAAACCATCAAGAAGTGACTGTCCGATAGGACCTTCAAAGACGTTAGTTGCATGATCGTGATCACGGAACAAGAATGGCATATCTAATGCCCAAAAGTCTTTGTTATGCTTTCTACCTAATGTTGAGGTATACATTTGGGAAACCTCAATTTTCCCTTCTGCCATTAGGTCAAGCAAGTCGTGCTTAGTAATTGACTCACCGTTATTATACTTGTCAGCGTACTCAGAGAGTGTAAGAATTTCGATGTTCAGAGCACCTGGTGCGATTGCTTCCATAGATGCTTTGAACTTTCTCGCAGCTCTTAGAAACAATTCAATTGGTTCGTGTGCTAGAACCCATCTAATTGTTTTCATAAATTACCCCTTAGGAATAGTTTTACTAATATTATTTATTAGATGTAAACTCTCTCCGTAGCAGAAGTTGTTCTACGCTGCCAGTCGTTTCTGTTCCAGAGACGCTCATGTAGAATATAGAGTGTGGAGTTGATGACAAGTGCCATAAGTCCTATTGTAAGACCTTTCCAAGGATCACCCGAAACGATCCAACCGATTACACTGTTAGTAACCATCATCCAGCTACGCCAAGTAACTGCTTTAGTAATGGTGCGAGGAAAACGCTCGAACCACTTAGGATTAACAAAAGACATAATGTTTTTTGATATAGTAGTTGTGAACGACGATCTTTTTTAGACAGGCAGCATCACTCCTCGTAAATTTATATATAAACCTTCCAGTGCTTCACTATTGGATGTTCTGATTCACTCAATTCATGGTTCTTTGGTCTCTGATGTAAGAGTGCTATTGCTTTGTTCTGCCTCAAAATAAAACTATTTAATTGATTTGGTTTTTCTCCATCCCTGTAGGAATATATGCAATGCGGTAGTTGTTCTCTCTTGATTTTCTCGTTGTGATAAAAATCATCCGTTCCTGCATATTTAGACACATAATGTTTTGCGTTTTGCATAAAATACTCATAGATTGACGTAGCGTTTTTCCAAACTATAACACTTGAGTTGAATAAACTCTTGTGTGGGTACTTCATTTTGAAAGGAACTCCCTTCCACGTACTGTATACTAATGCAAAGTTACTATTGAAGTCAAGTATTTGTGAAATATTTCCGTGAATGATAACATCTAGGTCAAAAAAGATCTTTCTCTCATACTTTTCCAACTCAGGGCGAACGAAGAGCACTATCTTCCACCACGCTGCCCACCAATTATCCCATGATTGATACTCACTTACGTCTATCTCTATAATATTTACTTTGGGATCAATTCCCTCAGGATTGTCAGTGAAACAATAAAAATCTGCATCAGACTGGAGACTTATCATACCATAAAGATTATTCACATATGAATGGTCAAATTTGTCGCCTATCTTAAGACAAGTTATACAATAACTAGAGGTCACCTTCTTTTCTATTCTCCGAATAGTACTCTTGGAACATACCGTTAGGGTATCTCTTAGATAACTTATCAATATTCATGTCAGTTATCTCATCAAGAGGCACATCTAATGCCATACAGCATTGTGCAACATACCACATGATATCTCCTAGTTCTATCTTGAGATGATGTATATTTGCCTCATCCCATGGTTTGCCTTGGAAGATCATCTTCTTTACTATCTCTAAAAACTCTCCGCCTTCGGAACATACACCTACTGCTCCTGTCAAAAGACGATGCATTTCAGTCTTCTGCTCCTTTAGGTCTTGTATACGGTTCATGAATGCTACAGCATCTTTAGATTCGTCACTCGTAACTTGATTTACGAAGCGAACATACTTATCAAAATTTGAAGTCATCGAATTTGGATTTGGATTGTGATTGTTCTTTTTTTACATGTTGCACAACTTCTATGTCTTCAACAATGTCTTGCTGTGCTCCCTGTTCTACATCATACAGTCGCATCTTTGCTCTGTCAATGCCTACGACAAATCTTTTGTTGATTGTCGGATCATTGTATCTATTCTTCAACTGTTTGACCATTATTTGATTAAGTCCCTCCAACTCTTCTGTGCTAATAAGAGCAAACATAAGATCAGCAGTGGCAGGGAGACCAAAAGATTCACTTGTGTCAGTAAGATTAGGGTCAGAACTAGCAAAACCAGACCTAGTAGTTTGCGTAGCTGAGACAATTGGTAGACTAAATTCAACAGCAAGTCCTCGTAATTCTTCTGCGATTGCTTTGACATATGAATAGGAATTTACATTTACTGCTGTTCTATACCTAGAAGAAGCACAAATGTTTAGGTAATCTACAAATATTATATCAGGAGAGAAAGATTTTTTCAACTTTAACTCTTGTAATAGTGACTTGAAATGTCCACAATGTGCTGATGCAGTAGGATATTCCTTGACAATCAACTTACCCTCTGTCTTTTTAGATAAACTTGTTATCTTTTTATTGAATATCTTCTCAGGTAATTCTGCAATATCTTTTATATTAGTGTCGAGTAAGTTTGCATCTATCCTCTCTGCAATCTTCTCCTCTGCCATCTCAAGTGTGATATACAGGACATTTTTACCCTGTACAAGACATGAACTAGCAACATGGCACATGAATAAAGACTTACCAACACCAGTACCAGCGAGAGCGATATTGAGAGTCTTATCAGAGATCCCACCTGAGGTAATTTTGTTGAAGTATTCGAGATCAAATGGTATTTTGTTCTCGACTCTGTGGTAGTAAGCATAACGATCCTCCGAATCATCTATGTAATCATGACCAACATGTTGGTCGAATCCAACTGCCAGTGCATCTGACAGTATAGCAGGGATTGCTTCTGGTTTCTTGTGTTCATCTTGCCCATCAGCAATCTGTATACTCTTGATAAGTGCTAAGTATATCGCTCTCTGTTTACACCAATCTTCTGTAGTATCAAGCAACCATTTTGACTCTGACACTTCCGTATCAAGTGCAGATATAAGTTGTTCTATATTTTTATACTCCTCCTCAGTAACATCTACTCGTTTTTCTACCTCAATATGCAAGACTTCTTTAGTAGGAGTCTTATCATATTCATTCAAAAACTTTGCAACCTCTTCAAAAACAATACGATCTGTCCTTTCTTCAAAATAATCAGGTTCGATGAAAGGTATGACCTGTCGTGTGTATGTTTCGTTGTGAATAAGATTTTTGAGGATGGTAAGAGGAACTCTTTCCGTCACTTATTCACCTCCATATGTAAACTCTTTGACTGATACCTCATCTAATGCTTGCATTAGTTCTGGTGTAAAATATTTCTCAGGATTTTTGTATACCTCTTTAGCGTATACCTTTTTACCATTGATTTCATACCTATTAGCAACTTTTTTTATAACACCATGCTTATCTGCTAGATCTAACAGTCCATAATATCTGTCCAGACCACGTTCATCATAAAATAAACGTATCTCTACTTGCCTATTCTCTCTACTTAGACGAGACTTGACAGTCTTCGCTTTGATAATATTTCCGACGACTTCCGTGCCATCCTTTTCTTTTCCCTTGCTGAGATATATGATTGTACTTGCTGCGTACTTGAGTCCACTACCTCCTCCCATTTCTTTAGTTGGAACATAAGCTCCGATGACATCGTATGTATGATTTGTGACAATGAGTGGGACATTTGCTTGACCTAATTTGAGAGTTAACATTCTAAATGCACCCTTCACAAGTTGAGATTTAGTCATGTCACGGACTTGCTTATCATCCAGTGCATCTTTGATCTCTTTCTCTGTGGAGAGCATGCCAAGAGAGTCTAATACAAACATCATAGGTTTTCTATCTGATTCTTCCAAACCAAGATATTTGTCTACGACGGTTAGTGCTCTGTTACGAAACTGTTCTATTGTAACTACATTTATAATACCTACACGTTCTAGGTCTATACCACGAGACTCTAACAATCCTTTTGTGATTGCAGACTCTGTGTCAAAATACATAACACCACCATCAGGATGCTTGTCTAAGAAATTCTTGACGATTGCGAGGGAGAAGTAAGTCTTTCCTGTTGAGGTTTCTCCAGCAATGGCTGTAATCTTATTGCCACTAACGCCACCGAAGACACTGCCACTAACAAGAGCGTTGAGTATGTAAGAACCTGTGTCAACTGTTCTCTCCGTATCATCGATTTTGTTCGCAACCGTGGCGTAATCATCTCCAATCTCCTTGATAACGTCTTTCAAAAAATCCATTAGTTTTTATTAGGGTAATAAACTTCTACATATGATTCACATTTAGGACATGTGAATGTAGAGACTATAGAATAGTCTTCCTCACATCCAAAGTCTGCTCCATCGAAGTCTGCACCCCAGATGAGTTCAGTTTGACAGTGCCAACAATTCATATGCCAAGAAGTTTACGTTGTCTTTCAAAGTATCCGTGGAGAATCCATGAACTGCTGTTCATTTTATCTGTACCACCAATACCCCATTCAAACTTAACTCTATCATTGTTTTGGAATTTGTCAAGTTCTGGGGTGTTCCCCTTGCCTCTGTCTCCACCGTTGCAAAAGATAACTTCCTGTGCTATATCAAGACACTTATCTATTGCACCACAGGCAGAATCATCAGCATCATCCCATGATATCACAGCGTCGACCATATCCAAATGTCTTATTATATCTGCTCGTTCTGTCCAACTTTGAAAATACTGACCCTTCTTTCTAGTCAACCATGGATCACCATTCAAACCAACCACTAAGTAGTTTGATAGATCTTTTGCTCTAGCAAAATATTGTATATGACCACTGTGGATAGGATCAAAACCACCCGTGACCAAACTCACTTTTTCAAAAAACATTATGCTACAATACCGTGTTTTTCTCTGAGTATTTTCTTGTAAGGTAAACCTTGATCTTTGTATTCCTTCACCAACTTCAATTTCTCGTACAAATCACCACACATATCTTCAGATTTCCTGCACTTCCAAAGAGCAAGCACGATATAGTCAAACTCTTTGTCGTCTATAGGTAAGTCCATAACATGATGTAAAATTATATTATAGCATCACATGAAAAAACTTTCAAGTGTTGCTTGTCTTTCTACTGACCACCCTATTGCATCTAAGACTGCCTTGAGAGGTTCAACAAAACTCTTCTCAAACATCAAAGTGTAATCGATGTATTTGTTCAGTCCTAGTTCTGTAGGAAAATCACCATTGAAAGATATTACGTTCTCTTGAATCGGATTAGGTTTTGTTAGATAACAAAATTTAATCTTATCTCCATTTTGTATGTATGAGTATTTGTTTTCTAATTTATACTTTTTGACGTAGTGATTATGCAGTAAAGATCCTCTAACATGTATGGGAGTTCCCTTTGTATAGATTGAAAAATTACTATGATATTTGTCCACATTGTTACAAGACCTAGGGAAGGCAACTAAAGCAGGATTCATATTTTTGAATTTAGTTCTCATGTCATCAATATAATCTATTACATTATCTTCTGTACCACTCATTATAAGTTTCAAAGCATCCTTTATCATCTCTCTACATGGTGCAGGAGTAGAAGATTTGACTGCTTCTATTCCCATAATTTTCAACTTAGGTTCTGCAAACCTCACACCTTCTATGTCCCATGCATTTAGAATATACCTTTTTTTCGCTGTCCATATACCTCTTTCCGCTATTGTCTCACGTTTCATAAACATTTTCTGTTCAAAGGCATTGACGTACGTGGCCAACGCTTCGTAAGAACTCGAAATATACCGTTCAAGTTCCACTTCACAGACCTTATCAAGGAACCCAACAATACCCTCAGTAGTCTTCTCTCGTTCTTTGTATATAACTTCAACCAGAGGACCCATGTGCAAATAGATAGAGTCAGTGTCACTAGCAATAACATAATCAATCTCCTTAGTTTTTAGTAATTTGTTCATGTACTTGTTCATTCTATTCTCAATCCAGCGAATAGAGAACTGACCGCCTAGCGTTATAGCTTCAGCGTTCTCTAATTTATAATACCTGAAATAGTTGTTACCGATAGCACCATAAGCACTGTTTAGTTGTATCTTTTTTGCCATCTGTATATTATTACATCTAGATATCTCTCTTTCTAATTCTTTAGTAGGGTTCTTCTCGTATGCTTTCTTTGCTTTGATCATCTTCTTCTTGAAGACAACACGTTCACTGTATATTTTGTCCATCAACTTAGGTAGGAACCCTTGTTTCTCTGTAGTAAACATGGCACCATTAGGACACACAGTCACACCATCTAAACCAGATAGGTCTACCTCTTCATTCAGTAACTTATCAACACTAACATTAGGATATCTCTCATCTAGAAGAGTTTCTGGAGATATATTGTACTGCATAATAAGATGAGGATACAAACTATTGAGGTCAAAAGAAACAACCCAGTCGTAAATACCGGGTTTAGGTTCTTTGACATACGCTCCAGCATACTTTTCACTTTTTGATTCATCTTTCTTTGGTGGTATAACAATACCTTTTCGTTTTAGGTCATTATATATTATCATATCCCACATCCGAACCTGATAAAAAACATCAGTAAAGTTTACTTTAGCATCGAACGCCATAGTTACAGCAAGTTCAATCAACTTCATCTTCTCTTCCAGAGCATCAACAAGTCTAACGTCTTGGATGTTGTAATCTACAAATTTATTCCATGCTTTAGTATAAAAATCTTTGAATGTGTCATACTCAGAGTGATCTAACTTCTTCTTACCTAGTTCTACTTCACCAATGTAATCTAGTTTGTATGACTCCTGTGCTTTGTATGTAAACTTACGATATAAGTCAAGGTAATCTAAAACTGTGACACCACCAATATCATATATGGTGTGTGCTCTACCCTGTAAATAAATTTCTTCATGAGTTACTAGACCCCATGGTGATAATTTTTTACATGACTTCTCACCTAGAACTCTGGTAATTCTTTTAGCAAGATATGCTATATCATATAACTGACAGTTCCATCCTGTCACAACTTCTGGTGGATTTGCTGACCAGTATGTTATAAAATGCTGGAGCATATCATATTCATCATTACACTGCACATACTTGACCATCTTGTCATTATGATGGTAAGGACCTACACCGAATGTCAATATCCTTTTAGTAGCATAGTCCTGTAGTGTGATGCAAAGCATCTCCTCATCACATGCCTGTACTGTAGGGAATCCCTTCTCTGATTTGACCTCAATATCAATCGTTACAAGTTTGATCTTGTTGATATCAAATACTATTTCCTTCTCTGGGTATTTGTCAGAGATATATTGGTAGATGTATCTATTGTTTCCAAATATTTCAAATCCTTTTACCTCACCATGTGTCCTATAAAATTCTCTACAGTCTCTTACAGAACCAGGTTTGACACTCTGTAAATATTTGCCATCTAATGTTTTATATTTTGTTCTCTTCTTGCTTGGTACAAAAAGTGTAGGGTTATATTTCTCTCTGGTAGTGAACGATTTACCATTTTCATATCCACGTACCAGAAAGTCGTTACCGACCATCTGAACATTGGTATAGTATCTCATCAACCCTTCTTGCTTGGTGCTATCAGTGCTTGATACTTGTCTAATTGTGCTTTATCTGGTTCTAAAATAGTGAGGAAACTATCTGAGTGAACCATCATTTCTCTTTGCATACTGAATGATGGCCATGATTCTAAGAACTCACCCTTGAGTTCAAAAGGATCTATAAGTTTACAGTCTGGTTCACCCATCTCAGACCCTACCTCTTCTAATCTAGAGATAAGAACGAGATTGTTCTTGAATAATATAACCTTTATCATAATAAGGATAAACTTTTGTTCTTCAAGGATAGCATAGAACTACGTACTTTGTCTATGTACCCACTGTTACGTAATTCTTTGAACACAAGATTTTCAAAACCATATTCACCATATCGATCTAGTGATGATGCTCTTGCCATCCTTATTTTATTCACAATTGTTTTCAATGCCTCTGGTTTCTCAGATTTTATTAGTGTATCCAACTTATTCTTGATGTTATTCACCTTCTTCATCAACTCATTCTCATCAAAGTCATCTTCAAACTTTGTTGGTTCCTGTATCCAGTATCCCTTCAATACACTATACACACCCTGACATTTCTTACGTGTAACACCTGGTCTTTCAATGTATGGTTCTACTGGGACTCCATATATCTTTACATCATGAGTCAATTCCCACAATGTCTTCTTATCCATGTAATAATCATCAAGAAATAATGGGTCACACTGAGGAATATAGTTTGTATCTACCACTAGATGAACATCTATATCAGAATATTTTGTATAATTATATCCTGCATTACCACCTAACATAAGCACATCAACTACTGCTCTGTCATTCAGATCTACGTAGTCAGCAAATGCTTTGGCAAAGTTCATAATAGATTTACGAACTTGAGGTCTCAAAGTACCATTTACCCAGAACTTATCATTCAATTCGTCCCTAAAACGCAAAGTCAGACCTGCGGTTTCCCGTAGATCTGACGCTTTTATATGATGTAAGACTTTCTTGTACACTCAATACTACCGTGTTGTAGTATTATTTAGAGCCAGTCTTTACGTTGTTGTGATTCTGGTAAAACCTTCTTGATGTCTACTAACAATAGACCATCTTCAAATTTTACACTCTCAATAACAAGTTCCTCAGGTAATGCCCAAGTGCGAGTAAATGCTCTTTGTGCTAATCCCTTATGAACATAGTCATGTGCAACACCATCCTCTTTCTTACCTTCTATTGTAAGTTTACCTTCCTGTGTGAAGACTTTGATGTTGTCTTTCTTGAATCCTGCTAGTGCTACCTCCAACCTATATTGGTTTTCTGATACCTTTATACTATTGTAAGGTGGGTAGTTTGTGTTTACGAAGTGTTGATCGAACTCATTGAACCAATCATCAAATCCAATCATGTTTCTTTGTATCTTCTCAAGATACTTCTGTGTGTCAGGCACAGACAAAGTTATAGATCCGTTTCCAAACATGGTGACCTCCTAAAGCGTCTAATTGTAATGTCCCCGTAGGCGACAATACTAATTATATGACCAGACATGAAAAAGGGGGTCGTGGAAACCCCCTTTTTCGGTAGCGTATATCCGTATGTAGCGTGTCACGCACGAATGGTGACGTTTTTATTTAGTAGTTGTTTTAGTTTTACCTATGTTATGTTCAGATATGATTATAAAAACCTTGGTATTCGTGGTTGAGAATGCCTCTAGCATATTGATAGTCTTCTTTAGATAAAGTTTCAGTATCTGACTTCTGACATTTCATACCCTCTAATAAAGGAGCATCAACTCCTCTTTCTGGGTAGTATGCTGTAGGATATAAGTCTATAGAATGTCCTAGAAATTTTTCAAGATCTCTTTTATCACCTGAGTAAATTCTTTCCATCTTTATAGGATGTATATTATACCCTGCATTTCTCCAGTTGTTATAATATAAAGTATATTTCTCTGAACATGTAGCACTCCCCTCACGTAATACTTTCATAAAATAATCTTTACATGATGTACTATCAGTTTCTACCCACTTATTATTATAGAATGCAGAGACCTCTGAAAACAATCTCCTAACAGGATCTCTAAAGATCATCACTACCTTGACATCAAATGCATCATGTAATCTTGATCTTATTCTCTTGAGGAAAAATGGATTTAGTATTTGATTAGCATTTGTAAAATCAGTAACCCCTTTATGACCAACAGAATTTCTAAGATATAGATCAATATATTTCTCTACTGTCTGACCTTGATGAGTAAATCTATATGTTTTTTCTCTATCAATAGTCATCAAATCATTGATAAAATTATCATATTTTCTTTTATTAGACTTTAGAGATAATCCATACAATATATGATCCTCTTTACACAACCCATGATTATATCCCTCCAATGAAAACATAAGGGATCTAGTGGCAGACCACCCTGTCCCTGCACAAATTATAAGTTTTGGTTTACTCACCCGTTGTGGTTTTCTTCTTACCAATATTATATTTTGTTTCTAGCACCCAATCTTTTTTATTCTTAAATGAGATAACTTTGATTTGATTCAATGATGACATATTAGATATTGACTCTAATCCAGAGTCAGATATGCCTACTAAACCCCAATCTACAAGTAATCTGATAATTCTATTACGTCTTTGTACATCATTCTCTGTCAAGTTAGCATGTTTACCATCTAAAGCAAACAATTCCTTGAAGTGCACTATGTAATACCTACCTTGCTTATGTAATATGTGGCATGACTGGTATAATTTCTTCTCTTTTCTTGATGCCACTCCAATTCTGGTGAGAGTCTCACGAACCTTTAGAAAATCATCAGGTTCTTTGAGTATTATCTCAACCATTTTGTCAGGAGACCAAGCAAAATTGTTTTCAAAAGTCATTTCAATCCTCCGGTATTCAACCGTCGTGTAATAATGTTGAGTTGGTCTTCGGTAAGTAGAGGTAGAACTTGTCTTGCTTTTTCATCACTGTACCCGTAGTATTCCTTCACAATACTAAGGTTAGACAGTTCATCTTTTCTCATCCAAGGAGAAAATCTCTTCTTTTTCCTCAAAGTATATAGTAAAAAATCGTATTGTAACTTGTTATCTAGATGATTACTGATGTTCATCTCATTTGCAAACATCAAAGTGTCTATCTGACCAGACATACATCTGTTCACGATATATGGTAAGTATTTTGGTTCAAGTGTAGAGTCATTATCAATAAGATTGGTTTTAGTCTCGTTGATAGACTTCAACCAGTCTTTTAGTTCCATTTTTTTCGCCTAATAATAATACAATCGTTCTCGTAGTCAGGGATAAACTCAATAGGTTCATCATTTTTCCAACACATTTCACTATACAATGAGTTTAGTGTGCCCATATCATCCCAAAGATCAGATACTCCTTCAGACACCAGTTCCTCCATAAAAACTTAGTATAACATATATTTACCTGTTAAATATTCTTTGTTTGAGTTCCAACGTCCACTTGTCGTAATATTTTGTCTTCATCAAGTCCCTTCTTGCCTCCTCCAACTCCTTTCTTTCCTGCACTAGCAACAGAACTTTTCCACTATTCATAATTTGACCGTTAATATTCTCTTCTAGGTCGGGATGATCCTCTAAGAATATAAAATCGGGGTACATGATACCTAATTTGATTGCTAACCACTGCAAATATGCTGCACCGTAGTCCTGCATAACAAATATAACCACCTCCTTCTCCCATGGTTGCATCATATACTCTATAACTGTGAGTATATTTTTATATTCTACTATCTCTATCTTATCTCTCTGGAATGCGGACTTAGCAAACGGACATGGTGGCATACCATCAAAGGATTTGTTAGGTTTTTGTAAAAAATCAAACCAATCTTGTAAAAATTCCTTCATGCTATAAGATCTGATACGTAATTTCTGTTAGGGAAGTAGTCTTTTTGCTCTCCCTCACGAGATAAGTCTGAGGTTACACAATGTAGACCTCCATCCCAAAAGTATCTATGCCTCATATTTACAATGTGTGGAGTAACACCATGTTTTTCAAAATATTTGAATACTTTCTCGTTATACCCATTGCATATAATATTATTTTCATCAATAACTAGCATGTTTACATCAAAAACTGATTCCTCAACGTATACTTGCCAGTGTGATAACCAACTATCCATGTATTCTATCAGATCATCGTTGTCTTCCTCCCCTGCAACGAAGTATTTTCCTCTATTCTTCTCCTTCATCTTAAGAAAACCATCGACTTTATCCCAAGATTCCCCTGTTATACTACATATGTCCCAGTCAGGGAACAATTTATTACAATCTTCTGTGCCTTTTAGTGAAACTACAAGACCTGGTTTGACTACACAGGTACTACCATCACTATGTCCTGTGTTAGCAAGGTAATTTATACGATAGTCTGGGAATAGACGTTTTAATTTGTCATCAAAACTCTTTTGATTGAGTTTATTGATGACATGACAGAAACTAAAATACAAATCTTTACCAATTCTGAACATAGTAGCAGAGTTTATGTACTGATCATACATAATTGGTACATTATTATCCTTCATCCACTTCTCTATCGTAGCATAAGGATAAAATTCACCATGATTAGGGCACTTGTTAGGTGAACCTATCTGCATAGTCTCTGCTTTTATTATCTCATCTCTTATTTTGTCAAAATCTATACCTGTTAAAATTTTTTCCCTTATGTGATATTTCTTTTGAGTGCGAAACTTAAACAATGACATGGATGTTGACAAATTTTTCTCAGGTTCCAGTATATCCTCTAACATTTTTGCCATAAGTTTCTCACGATAAGTCAAATCTGACATCTGTGAGTTGCATAATCTTTCGTATATTTTTGCCACATCTATATTCTGCCCATAGTTTCTTGATGGCATGTAGAATGTGCCACCTATCATAGCAGTATAATCTCTTGGAAACATGGGAGGATACTTTGTCACATGTCCTTGACCTTTAGGTTGTGCTATTTTATCCTTTACATATACCTCTGGATCATCACTTATATCTGTCCTTAGAACAGTAACACCAAACTCTCTTAATTTACTTATGAGTTTTTGATAATCCTCTTCAGTTTCGATTGCAATCTTTTCCATTGCATTACGAACTTTACTATTTTTTATCCTAGAAAAAAAGTGCGGTGGATAACATCTACCTACCGCACATACTTTCAGTGGATCCCAATGTTGATGTACTGATATCATATCATTATCATAGCATATTATAGTATAGCATTCATAATAAAGTCTTTAGATAGAACAGGATCACCTAACAAATCAAGTTGCAAACCATCAGCGTCTACGAAGTAGTCATCGTCAAGTTCTTTGCGACAATGTTGCCAATAGTATGTGTTGTCTTCTCTCTTCCAAAAATAACTGGTGTTGTGCGAGTCTAATAGAAACACACTCACCAGTTTCTGATGTCTCTGCCAACAGGGATCTTCTAATCTCTTTTCATACTCAGTCACGTTGTCTCCAATCGTCTGATCTCTCTTGATGAAACCAGTCTACGATCTCATCTGGTGATGCGAAACCCCTACGGTGATTACTTGAATCGGGGTCTCCTATATTCAAGTTATTCAGAAAAGAATCGTTTGGATTTGTAACCATACGTCTTGCAGTTTTCAACATACCCCTTGCACTTGTATTTGCCTTTGAAAGTTTTTCTGCCCAAATCATATCTGCTATTGAGACTTCTTGTCCCGCAGCAATGGACTTGCAGATGCCTTCAAGTCGCAAACGGTATTGTGTAGATAACATATTTTGTATATTGCTATATTATCTAGTAGTTTGACAATAGTAATTCTTTCCTATGTTTCTGATCGTTCATATACTCACCCACTGATCTCATTGTGTAGGTCAAATCAAACTCTGATGCTGTCCAATTTAGGAACCTACTTTTTATAACTTGTGTAGTATTATAACTGACTAAACAATCTTGTTTTGATAGGTCACATGCGGTAAAAAATCTATCGTGATTGAATCCTTTGTGCATTGCACCTTTCCTTCCATACAGGTTAGAACCTATCTCATATGGTGGATCAAGATAGCAGAATGCGTCTTCACCATCTAGTAATTCTTCGTAAGATAAGTTTGTTATCTTCCAGTTTTTTATTATCTTCATATATGATGTTAGTTTATTGATACCACGCATTGAAAAATTTGAATCACTTGCCTGTGCAGAGAAAGAAGAAGACTCAGTTAGTCCTGAGAAACTACACTTGTTTACAACATAAAAAGCAACTGCTCTTTCAACATCACCTCCATTAGATAGAATATCTTTTGAAGATAGAAATAATTCCTTTGCTTTTTCTGGATATGGATTATCTTCTTTCAACTTAACAAGTCTCTCCTGCATGATATCCCCTGCTGTTTGTAGACATGCCCAAAAATTATACAAAGGTTCATACAAATCATTCACCCAAATAGGTAAATGAAAATGTTTTTGCGACATATGTATTGCTAAACTACCACCACCTAAAAAAGGTTCACGGTATTCCTTTATACCGTAGGGGAATCTTGAATATATCTTCTCTACTGCTCTAGACTTACCGCCAGGATATCTTAGAGGAGTTTTCAAAGTATTCATGAAGTTCTTTCTTAGGTTCCCAACCCAATAATGTTTTTGCTTTTGTATTATCTGCAAGAGTTATTCTTGCTTCACCAGGTCTTGATGGTATTTGTATTGTATTATAAGGGTTATTGACTAATTTTGCAATATCATTTACAGAATGATTTTTACCAGTTCCAATATTGAATACTCCATTACAATTTGTTTGCATTGCACACATATTTGCTTCCACTACATCTGACACGTGTGTAAAATCTCTCCTCTGCTCACCATCACCAACTATTGTGCATGGTTTTCTTGCCTTCTTTTGCTCCTCGAACAAACCAATCACGGGAGCATATGTTCCCTTTAGCGGTTGACGAGGACCGTAAACATTGAAGTACCTCAAGGTCACGGTTGAGAGTCCGTGCAATTTTGAATACATCTGACATAAAATTTCTGCTCCAACTTTAGATGCTGAGTATGGGTTTAGGCAATCAGTAGGCATGTCCTCTTTTAGAGGAGGTGTGTTTGCTAAACCATATGAGGATGATGTGGAAGAGTTTACAAATCTTTTTACTCCTGCTTCCACAGCACATTTTAGAAGATTGTTAGTGCCAATATAATTGACTTCTAAACAAGCATCTGGATTTTTCATAGCAATTTGTATTCTACTGAATGCTGCTAAATGAAAAACACAATCTACACCATCAAACAATGGTCTTATCTTATCATAATCTCTTATATCTACCTTATGATTATTTGCTGAAGCATACCAGTGAAATGTATCATTACTGATTGCTGACTCATTGTCTACAACGACGACTTCACTACCATCTTTAAGTAGTCTTTCAACGATGTGAGATCCTATGAATCCCGCACCGCCTGTAACTAAACACTTCATACTATTCGGTTTTAGTATTTTTACTTTTGGCACTTGTTCTCTTTCTGGTTTTTCTCTTAGGTGCCTCTTCTTTTTTTCTTAGTTCTGCTAGTTGTTCTTTAGTCAATCCCTTACCAATCAACCAGAATGATGCAACGATTGCTGATACTAGAAAGACAACAATTCCAGCAACTCCAACATGCTGAATTAATGTTCTACCTTCTGGTGGTGGTTCTGGGAGACAAATAGGTATCTCTTGAATAAGTTCTACTGGTTGTTGAGGAGTCACGTCCATAATAAATCTTCGTACATACTAATTATACATTATTTAAACTCACATTGCACCATGAGTTCAGTCATTGCTGCAAGCATGTTGATTTCCTGATCAGCAGCAAATGCTGATTGGTATTGATACTTTGCAATAATGAGAACCGCTTCTGGAATAGAGGACGGTTTCAAGTTTTCGTATATTGAATCGTATACTGATCTTAGTATAGAGTTAGGATCATTGTCAAGATTTTGTACTACCCATTTCCTTACATTTTGAAACTCTTTCTTAGATAAAAAACCTATCAACTCACTTGTATTTGTTGGAGATAATGCGGTAAGAACTTCACTACCAATTTCACCACTTGTAGAATATCTCTGGCATTCGTTTAGAACTCTTCTCCAATCAGGAAAATGTTTGTTGATAAGTCCTACTAAAACTTTAGGTTCTGCTTTTACTTTCTCTTCTGTCAGTATGCCCTGCAATCTTTTGAAGAATTTTGCTGCTAATTCTTGTCTTTCTTTCCCTCTAATTCCGAACTCGACCACCGAGCATCTGCTGTGGAGAGGTTCAATAATTTTGTTCTTGTAATTACAGGTGAAGATGAAGCGACAGTTGTTATAAAACGCTTCAATATTTGCTCTAAGAAGGAGTTGTACATCGTGGGTGGTGTTGTCTGCTTCATCTATTATGATTACTTTGTGTTTGCCACTGCTTGTCAACGAGACAGTAGAAGCAAAACTTTTTGCTTGGTTTCTTACAGTATCTAGAAATCTTCCTTCGTCAGAACCATTGATTACATAATAATCAACACCTAACTCATTACATAATGCCTTTGCAACTGTAGTTTTACCTACACCTGGCGGACCTGCAAGTAATAAGTTAGGTAACTCACCAGACTGTACAAACTCAGCAAAGGTTTTCTTTGTTGCGTCTGGTAAAATACACTCTTCAATTGTCTTGGGACGATATTTTTCAACCCAAAGAAATTCATTCATGATCTAGGTTTTTGATTTGGAAGATGTTTGACTTGTGATACTTTTTTATTTTTTTGTATTTCTTTACAAGTTTCTTTATCTCCTCTTTGTTTACCTTTAGTTGAGGTTTCTCCTCAGGTACGACACATTCATTATATTCTTCAATACATGCGTCTTTACACTCTTTATCTTCTGCATCACATTCTGTGACACATTCCATAAGATCGTCAGTACAATCTTTTTCTTCGCTCACTTTTTCTTCTCCTCCCAGAGATATACAAGATAGAGTCCTAGTATAACCCAGAACGCTATCTCTAGTCCATAATTACTCATCGAACTTAGAATCAGGTTCTAATGCAATAAAGTATGTAAGTTTATATGCACTGCTATAGAACTTGGCAAGATTCTTCTTAGAAATCTGAACAGTATATCCACCAATAAGTGTCTTGATATTCTCTATCTTAAAATTGAATGAGAATGTGTGTTCAGTATTTCCTACAGTAAGACTGTAAACATTTGATGTATCATTCTTACGATCAGATACTATCACTTCTACACTATTACCATTACCTACAACAGATAAGTCTGGTAGTTGCATGACAGATGATGCTTTGAGTAAACTCTTTAGGTCTTGCTCTGACAATTTGAACTCCACATCTATACTAGGAAGTTCCATCTTCTTTTCTGGTGGTGCCACAATGACACTGGGATCGCAGAAGAAGAATTTTGTCTGATGATTTGATGTTCCTTTGATTGTTGCATGTGACTGGTTACTAGACACATCAATAGATGGTGTAGCAGTCAATGACAATGTGTTCAAGAACTGTGGTAAATCATAGATTGCGAATTCACGTGGTATATACTCTTCAATCTGTGCCTCTGCCAGAACATTTTTCATAACTGACATAGTTCTCAATGTATTTCCTTCTTTGAAATGCAATGATTGATTGATAGACGTGAAGTTCTGAAGAATTTTAGTTGTCTTTTCAGATAGTCTCATAGGTTCCCTGAGTTTCATGATAAATGTCTAACACTTATACAATAACACTAACCCTGTATCAAGTCAACTGCATCCTGCCAATCTTGTTTGTTTGCAAACCGATACGAAAAAGAAAACCTACGACATTCTGTCCTAGCACAGTGCCAGAGTTGATCTTCTACATGCTCTCCAAAATATCCTACCTTACAACTCCAACCTTTTCCATCCTTTATAGTATCCATTCTGTTACCTTTAGCAAATCTAAAAAACCCTTCTCCATCTTCTGACCAGTTGAACAATATTATATGTCCGTGTGCACCGTAATTTGTGTGCCAACCTACAAATCCTGTGGGTGGGTAGTATCCTATGACTGGTGTATCAATACATTTAGGAAATTTTCTTTTCAATATATTATGATCAAATTTTTTCTTCGCTGTTATATTTACTTGATCGTTGAATACTAATGCTTTACTAGGTGTATCTAACCTTTGGTTATTCTCTAACAACATTTTTAAAAATGTGATGCTAGTAAAAAAGATGGGATCCGCATGTAATTCATACGATCTATCCCATCTTTCATCTTTTATAAATCTTTTTTCTACAACCTCTAAGAAGTTGTGGAACTTATTGCTTATCTTTATTTTTTGCACACTGACATATCAAGTGTACTATTTACACATACGCTGTTGTACTGATTCCATACAATATTGCAAATGTAAGTGCCCAATAAAATATTCGTGGCACATATTTTAGTGGTATATGATGTTTCATACGACTCCTGCTAGTCCTGCTACAGTTCCTACTATAACAAAAAATCCAAATTCCATAAGTGGATAGTATGGACTGTAAAATAATTTCTTCATTGCTTTTTAGATTGAGGGGTAAAAGTGAAAAGACCTTTCGCTATTAGGCGAATGCAACGTTACCTACACCTGATACGATGTAAAGAGTAACAATTGTTGTGAATAGAATGTGATACATTACGCTTGTGATCCTTGGTAAATTGGGGACATTACGCCACCGCCACCGTCGTCATCGTCGTCGTTGTCGAGTGCACGTAAAAATAATTCAATAAGTACCAGAGCACCCATTGGATATAATACCCATAGGAGTGCTGCTGATGATGATATAG